AGCTAGTAAAGCCTTTAGCGCAATCAAATCTGGATTTCAGGCTGGTCGTGATCTAGAACAAATGTCTGGTGACTTAACTAGGTGGATGGGTGCATCTTCAGATATAGACAACGCTGAGAAGCAAGCCAAGAATCCAGGCATCTTTGGCAAAGTCTTTGGAGCTGGTAGCATAGAATCAACTGCACTACAGGCTTATTCGGCTAAAAAAAAATTAGAAGAACAACGATATGAGTTAAAGATGTTTTTAAATTTAACAATAGGACCTCACGCTTATGATGAACTTCTGGCAATGGAAGGCGAAATCAGAAAAGAGCGTCAACGAACTATATATAAGCAACAACAGTTAAGACAACAAATCGCAGAAATAATTGGTTGGATTTTCTTATTTGCAGTTATAGTGGGTTTCTTTACCCTAATCGCTTCCATTTGGATTAAAAGAGCTGAAGCAAAAGATTACACGAGGCAACAAAAGATACAAAAAGGCATAATTGTTCTTCCTACTATGACCACTTGCCGATTAAAAAAACGTAAAGTGTATAAAGATAAAATGGCTTGTATATATCAAGGCGCACAAAAAACATTTACATTAGATTTTACCGACATAGCAAATGGTTGCCCTCGTAAATACCAATGTGTTTTAGACCCAAACTCTAAAGAGCCTTCCATTGATTCTGTAATGGAAAGTTTAAGAAGTATTGCAAAATGAGTAAATGTGTTGGTGTTTGTAAGTTAAACGAAGAAAAAGTTTGCGTTGGATGCTTTAGGACAATAGAGGAGATAAAAGAAGCCTATGAAAAAAACACTGCAAAACAATAGCAAATATAATGATTTCGACCTTGACGGTGATGGGATTGTCACAGATGAGGAGCTAGAGACGGCTAAAGCAATGAAGGAAACGGAAACTTTATTGAGAAAGCAATTAGCTCAATTAAGAATGGCAAGAGCAACATTAATAGCTATGGGTGCTTTTACATTAGCAATGTTTCTTATTGACGTTGAAAGAGTTAAAGCCTTATCTGATATATCAAACCTTTTCTATTTATCTGGAGCAGGTATTGTAGGAGCGTATATGGGAACTACGGCTTGGATGAGTAAAAAGTGACAGCATTTATGCTCGTCTGTTATTTAGGGGTAAAAATGGAAGGTGGAATATACTTCAAAGATATTAATAATTGTTTGTCTTATAAGGACAGACTACATAACCAAACAATAATAAAAAAAGATGAAGAAACGACATACCAATGTATGTGTAAATTAATACCAAAAATAGACCCAAAGGAAGTGAGGATATACTAATGAAAGGCGTACCACATTATAAAAGAGATGGAACACTCTATAAAGGTAAACGACACAAAATGAAAGATGGCACTTTACACACTGGTACATCTCACACAGATAAGAGTATAAAATTGTTTCATTTAAAAGAACTAAGTAAAACAGCTCAAAATAAGATTAAAAAAACATAGGAGGATAATGTGCTAACAGCATTAATTGGACCCGTTTCTAATCTTCTTGGGAAATTCATAGAAGATAAGGACATGAAGAATAAGTTGGCACATGAAGTGGCAACTATGGCAGAAAGCCATGCACAAGAACTAGCAAAAGGTCAAATAGAAATAAACAAGGCCGAAGCACAGCACAAATCCATCTTCGTAAGCGGCTGGAGACCCTTTATAGGTTGGACATGTGGAATTGCTCTATGTTGGCATTTTGTACTTGCACCCGTTACTTTATTTGTGTGTTCTTATTTAAACGTGATTATACCTGAATTGCCTACATTTGACATGGGTTCACTTATGACGGTTTTAATGGGAATGCTCGGATTGGGCGGACTTCGCAGTTTTGAAAAGTATAAAGGATTAACAAAATGATGAAAAAGAAAAACGTAAAAACCGTAAAGAAAGTAATTACGGGTCTTAATAAAGCTTCTAAGCTTCACGCTGGACAAGCTAAAACCTTAACTAAATTGGTAAAGAAAAAGAAATGATGAAAATAAATCTAGAACTGTTTAAGTTTTTTAACAAAATCGGAAATTTCTTTTATCGCAAGCACGTTCTTGGAATAAAAAGTAAACACAGCTTGACTAAATAATGCGATTATATAAGATAGACTCAGATAATATGAGGTTTTTATATAAATGAATGAGATTTATCTTGCACAAGCGGTATTCAGGCTTATAAAAGACAGGAGAGAACTTCTTTTAGAGACGTTACAGTTTAACAACGTAAAAGACATGGAGCATTACAGGGAGCTTATGGGTGAACTGAAGGGCTTAGGATTTATTGAAGCAGAAATAAAAAACCTTTTGGAAAAACAGGAACAAGAGGAAGTTTAAATGCAAGAAGTTGATACTGAACTAGAAAAAAAGTATGTAGACCCTAAAGACAGGGTGCTAGACCCAAGTCTTATTGACAAAGAACTTATTGATAGAATGCCTCAGCCTACGGGTTGGAGAATACTTATTTTACCTTATCGCGGAAGAGGTAAGACTGAAGGCGGTATTTTATTACCCGATAAGCTTGTTGACGAAAGCCAAATATCCACTCAAGTGGGATATGTATTAAAGGTTGGACCGTTAGCTTACAAAGATTCCGAAAAGTTTCCTGCAGGCTCTTGGTGTGCGGAGAAAGATTGGGTAATGTTTGCCCGATACGCTGGTTCTCGTTTTAAAATAGATGGCGGAGAAGTCAGAATTTTAAATGACGATGAGATATTAGCAAAAATTATGGACCCTGAAGACGTTTTACATTATTAAGAGGTAACTATGAGTGGAAATGAAGCACAAGCGGAACTAGACTTAGACATAGGTGAAGACGATGGCACAGAAGTTGAGGTCACTCTGGAAGAACCGAAGCAGAATGCTGTTAATGCAGTGGAGATTGAAGGTTCAGAGAATGATGATGAGTTTAAAAGAAGTGAGAATCAAACTCAAAAAAGAATTAATCGTCTTACCAAGAAAATGCGCGAAGCTGAAAAGAATGCTGAGGAAGCTACTAGGTTTGCACAGATAAAAGCTCAAGAAAACCAAGATTTAGCTCAAAGACTTAATCAAATGGATACAAGTTACGTTGATCAATATAGCGGTCGCGTAGAATCAGAATTGTCCCAAACGGAATCCAATTTAAGAAGCGCTATGGAAATAGGTGACACCGAAGCGGCTGTTACGGCTCAAAGAAGAATGACACAGCTCGCCGTGGAAGCGGATAGAGCGGCTCAAGCTAAATCAGCTAACGAGCGAAGAAGACAACAGCCTGTACAACCGCAACAACAAGCACAGCCTCCCGCGCAAGCTCCGGCTAGGCCTGATCCTAAAGCGGAAAAATGGGCTCAAAACAACGATTGGTTTGGCGAAGATAGCGCTATGACCTACGCAGCATTTGGCATTCATAAAGAAATTGTTGAGTCGGAAGGTATTGACCCGAAGAGCGATGAGTACTATGATGCATTAGATAGACGTATGAAGAGTGAATTTCCTCATAAGTTTAAAGACGGAACTCAGAGTAGGCGGCCCGCCCAGACGGTTGCTTCTGTAAATAGGTCCGTAGGCACTGGGCGCAGTAGTGGGAATAAGGTTAGGTTAACTCAAAGGCAAGTCGCTATGGCGAAAAAACTTGGAGTTAGTTTAGAACAATACGCAAAATACGTTAAGGATTAAAATAATGGAAAAACAAGACGAACTGTTTGAAGGTTCTATTAAAAGAACTCCTCGCGCAACACAAACAAGAGAGAAGGCGGCACAGCGTAAGCCGTGGGCTCCACCATCCATGCTGGATGCACCACCCGCACCAGATGGCTTTAAACATCGATGGATACGAGCGGAAACTCGTGGTTTCAATGATACCAAGAATGTTTCTGCAAAAATGAGAGAAGGTTGGGAGCTCGTAAGAGCTGACGAATATCCAGATTTTGAAGCCCCAGTTGTCGATTCGGGTAAATATGAAGGTGTTTTCGGAGTAGGTGGGTTAGTTTTAGCTCGTATGCCTGAAGAAACGATTGCAGAAAGAACCGCTTACTTTAATGGAAGAAAGCAGGACCAAATGCAAGCCGTTGATCAAGACATGATGAGGGAAAACGCACATTCAACCATGACGATTTCTAAAGCGGATCGTCAATCTCGTGTAACCTTTGGCGGTCCTAAAAAATAGGATGGCCCCATTTTTGGAGTAAAATAAATGGCTAATAATCTAACTGCCGGATACGGTCTTAGACCTATCGGTAAAGTCGGGGGCAACGTTAATAACAATGCCACCACGCAGTATGAGATTGCAAACGATTACACTACAGCTATATTCAACGGCGGAATAGTAGTTCCTATTGCTACAGGAACTATTATAATATCGGATTCTGCGATATCTCCTTTGGGTGTACTAGGTGGTGTAGAGTATGTAGACTCAGTAACTGGTAAACCAACATTCCTTAACCACTGGCCGGGATCTAATAGCGTAAGCGTAAACACAGCTTTTCCTGTGAAAGCGTTTGTTTTTGATGATCCTATGCAACTTTTCGTAGTTGCAGCCGATGGCACAAATACCAGTAGAGCTGTTGCTCGTGCGGATATTTTTGCTAACTGCGACATGGCAAGTGTAAATAATGGAACTACATCCACTGGTAGATCCAGTGATATGCTAGACATTAGTTCAGGAGCTCTTACTGGCACCTTAGATGTAAGGATCGTAGGACTTTACGAAGATGATGCTAATTCAGATTATACTGCATTAGGGCATCAGTACATTGTAAGGTTAAATGGTCACTTCAATCTTAACACAAGCGCGGCGGTTGGTACCTTCGCTACAACAGGAATATAGGAAGGGGTAGAAAATGGCTATTTCAAGAGCACAACTAGCTAAAGAGCTAGAACCTGGACTTAACGCCCTGTTTGGTCTAGAGTACGATCGTTATGAGAACGAGCATTCTGAGATTTTTGATGAAGAATCTTCAGATAGAGCGTTTGAAGAAGAAGTAATGTTAGCAGGCTTTTCAACTGCACCGTCTAAATCAGAAGGTGGAGCGATTAGCTTTGATGACGCACAAGAGACGTTTACTGCAAGATACTCACACGAGACTATTGCATTAGCATTTTCAATTACTGAGGAAGCTATTGAGGATAACTTGTATGATCGTTTAGCAGGTCGTTACACAAAAGCGTTGGCACGTTCAATGGCACAGACAAAGCAAATTAAAGCTGCGTCTATATTGAACAATGCTTTTACTGCAGGATCTTCTGCAGGTGGTGATGGCGTTTCATTATTAAGCGCTTCTCATCCAACTATCAACGGTACTCAAAGTAACTTGTTAACTGTAGCGGCGGACTTAAATGAGACTTCGCTTGAGCAGGCTTTGATTGACATTGCTGGTTTTCAGGATGAACGTGGCTTAAAAATTGCTGTACGCGGTATGAAATTGATAATTCCAAAAGAATTACAATTTGTTGCTGAAAGAGTATTGAACAGTAATTTAAGAGTTGGAACTGCAGATAATGATCCAAACGCTATTAAGAACATGGGTATGGTACCGGAAGGCGCGGTAGTAAACCATTTCTTAACAGATACAGATGCTTTCTTTATCAAAACAGACGCTCCAAACGGTCTTAAGCATTTTAACCGTGCGGCTATTAAAACAGCTATGGAAGGTGACTTTGACACTGGAAATATGCGTTTTAAGGCAAGAGAAAGATACAGCTTCGGTTTCTCTGACTGGAGATGTCTATTCGGAACACCTGGTGCGGCATAGCCTCCAAGCAAATTATTGCATCAGTTTTAAGGGCGGCACTTGCCGCCCTTCTTTTTTTAGTATACACTAAACTCAACCTGACAGTTACATGGTGTAACTGACTATAGCCCATACAGGAGATTTACATGGCTAATACAACTTTTAAAGGCACCGTCCGAGCTGAAGGTGGAGTGTCTGTTATTACGACTTCCGCTGTCACAGGTGCGGAGACAACTCATACTTCAATATCTGCAACAACAGGAAACACTTCAATCGGTGGTACTCTTGCTGTTACTGGTGCAACCTCAATAGGTGGTGCTTTAACAAGAATAACACCAGAAAACATTATAGATTGGGATTACATCTCATGCCCAACTCCTATCGTTGGAACGCTCACAGGAGCAGGTGGTGCTGATGGAGTTATGGCTGACGGTGAATTATTCAGTATGCTTTTCCCCGGAAAAAACGGTCAAGTAACACAAGTTCAAGGAAGCATGATTGCGGCACACACAGTTGCTGCAAGTGGCTTTATGGTAGAAGGAACTATTCCAGTCACTGACACAAATAGCACATCAGCAGGTTTAAACCTACAAGGTGATGCTGCAACAGCAGACAACACAGGTTTAGAACTTATCTTTGGTGGAACACAACATGGTGGTGGTGCTTCATGTACTATTGGAACACATGGAATGGTTTTTGATGCAACATTTAACAGTGTTGACTTTACT